CTTTATAATCGTTAGTATTAATTATTTCGTATTTTTCTCTTGGTTCCCAAGTATCAAATAATGTATCTAAGGCATCAATAACTTTTTCTGCTTGGTGTTTAGAATTAAATCCAGCTTCTTCACTTAAAGCCCATTCTCTTCCTTTTAATCCCCTTCGTTTTAGTTCTTTTCTACCTAAGTTGTAACATTCTTTTATTCTTTCCATAGCATCTTCCCATCTACATCTATCATCAAAAATATAAGGTGTAGGTGGAGAACCTTGAATTGATCTACTAGTAGGGTAAACTGGGAATGCCCATTCACCATGTTCTTTATAAGTTCCTCTATGGTTAGAAGGCACATCAGCGCTTGGTGTAAACCATTCCCCATTTTCATCTACAAATCTCATTTGATCTTGTATACCTCCAGTAACATTAGCTATAATTGGTGTACCAGCTAACATTGCTTCTGTATTTGCTAGCCCCCAACCTTCATTAGAAGTAAGTAAAATGTGAGCATCTGCTATATTGTATAACCAATTTAACTGTTGTTCTGATAGTCTTTGGTCTATAAAAATTACATTATTTTTATATTCTTCTTCTAAAAGGTATTCTTTTACTTTAAGTAAATCAGTTCCAGCATCTGTTATTTTCTCTGTTTTTAAAACCATATAACATTCTTTGGCTTCTTCTTTTGGTAAAGAATCTAAAAATGCTCTAAATGCTAACATAGCATCAGGAATTTGTTTTCTTCTAATATTTCTAGAGTTGAAAAATAAAGTAAATTTAGGCTTTTTATCCCCAAATAATGATGTTTTAAAGTTATTATATTCTAAATCACCATCACCTGTAATAGGGAAGAAATTAGTAATATCTTTCCCATGAGGTATATACCTAAACATTCTATTACCTTCATGACCTTTTAATACTAATTTATTAATATTAACAGTTTGTTTAGATATACCCATTAATAAATCACATGCTTCGTAATATGGTCTATTATACATTGGAGCAGGATAATCATCCCAAATATTTAAGTAAGAAATTGGAATACTTTTTCTAATCTCTTGCTCCATATTCCAAATATGCATGAAATATCTTGGGTCTGTAAATAAAAATAAAGCATCTGGTTTTTCTAATTTTATTATTTCCCTTATTGCTTGTGTACTTCCATACCCATCAGTAGGATATAAAATAACAGAAGAATCCTCTAGCCCAGATAGTTTATTAGTACTATCAGATAAATCTAATCTCTTATTTTTCTCTGGGTGGTTAATTGATCCAGCTATTTGAACCCAATTAAAATGTTGAGCTGTATGTATTACTATTTCTTTTGCTACTGTAGCTACACCAGAATGTACTCTAATATCATCACATATTAAGAGTATTTTTTTTCTTTTATCCTTGGGGATATACTTAAAGTCTTTATTCATTTTCTTTTATTTCAAGATTAATTTGATTAGTAATTTGTTTACGAAAATCTTCATCTGTAAGATACAAAAATAGACTGCGGTCTGCAAGTTTTTGGAATGAAAATTTACGCTTTACACATTCAATTTTGAAATTCTCGAATAAATCGCTTTTGACTTTAACACTAGTTAGTGTCATCGATTTTTTATTGGTCATAGTCTTTATTTATTAAAACATTATTTATATATATACGTATGTGGGAATCTACGAAAAATGTTCACCGGCTCCACATAATTCTTTATCTTTACTATAAGGGCAGAAATTACAATTCCATTTAGATGGGGATTTGTGATAATCTGCTTCTTTTATCTTCCCACTTGAACTGAAACATTCATTAATAAAATCATGAATAGCGTTTTTTGCTCTTGATAGTTTAATTTTACCACTTGGTGGTACAAACTGTTGTACTCTATAAGCTTGATACGGTGACATAAGCTTTTCATCATCAGGGTCTAATACTTTCCTTTTGAGAATGAAAAATTCAATTTCAATCTTATCTAAAGGTATTCCATACTGTTCTGAAAAATATTGTTTGTATAGTAATAATTGGAATTGTTTATTTTCATCTTTTTTAGCATAATCATTCCAACCATTAGTGCTTGTCTTTATGTCGATTATCTTAAATGTCTCTGTTGCTTCATGGTATGTGACAACATCAAGATATCCCATGTATAATACGTTATTTAACATTTTATTTGGTGCAACTACAATAGGTATTTCACAACCTACTAAATATGTACCTTTTTTACTAAAATATCTACTACGTTTTTTCTTAAACCATTCTAAAATAGCAACCCCGTCTTCAAAAAACTCCCTCATTTCTGGTGCATCCGAGAAATGTTCTGAATTATTTGATTTATATTGTTTTTGGTATTCACCTATATAAGCTTCTTGGAAATATTCTTGTATATCAATTTCTCTATCAGCAGCAGCAAATGATTTTTCATATGCTACATCTAAATAATGTTGCATCGCTTCATGAACAGCTGTCCCAAATACAGTATGAATAGAAGATGTAAACCGTTTGATTTTATCTTTATACTGTAGTTTCCAACGATGAGGACATCCCCTAAATATAGACATCTGTGAATATGATACATTCTTTTGATATGCAAAATTTATGGGTGGTGGTGGATTATTTCTAATCTCTTTTACTATTTTAGGTAATTTTTTAGCCAAATTATTTTTTCCATTTGTCTCGACCTACCAAAAGACCGATTATTCCATAATTGGCAATATCTATAAATGTATCTTCCATACCTTCACCTTCAACAAATGACCTACCATTAATTAATAGATTTTTTAAACGTGAAATTTTATCGGTTAATCTAATACATAACCCAGTTAGTGAAAATTGTTTGTCATTGCTATTATTAACGATATCTCCGCCTAAAGCTATATTATTTAAACCATAATCCATATGTTTGGCTGCAAACATTTTATACATTTCTTGTTGGATTTGTTTAAATTCTTTAGATAATTCAGGGTATTCTTTTTCAAATACTTTAACTGTTAATTTTGATGAAATACCTGATTTAGCATCCATAATTTCTCTGTCGCTCATTATTTCTTCATATTTAGTTATTGAACTACCCATTAATTTGTGATTTTAATTTAAACTTACTGTAATATGTGTTTAGGCAAGTAATTCTGTCATCAGCATCAACTAACATCAAAAGCGCTTCCTCAGCATTTTTATAAAAGTCTCCTGTTGAATGGTCACCAATACCAACTCCTTTATTACCTAATAAATCTAATGATAATAATGCTTTAGCTTTATCTGCTTCTGCAGATGTCATAAACATATTGTATAATTCTTTGGTCATTTTAATAAGGGTTTTATTTCTTTTTTATTTAATCCTCTATTCGATAATATACGATTTATTTCTACGGGAGCCAACATACTTATATATTCTTTTGCTTCTTTATTAGAGCATTCAAAATAATTTTTAATATGACCTACTAAATCTTTATTTGGTTGTTTTACCTTAGATTTAATATATTTACTCCATTTATTATTTTTAGGAATAAACTCTTTATAAATAGAATATATCATTCTTTTTTCTTGTGGTGGAAAATCTTGTACATAATTAACCACTTCAATATAGTCAGGGTTCATAGATATAAACCTATGAACCATATAACTATTCCAAACCTCCCAATCTTTCTCTGTAAAAGATTCAACTGGGGGTTTGGTAGTATTAATTGCTTTTAACCAATCAAAGATAGAATTCATTAAAGGATATGATCTTTATATTCTTCTCTTAATTCTTTTGGAATTGATGATTCTAGTATTTTTTTACTTGTTGCATCATAAAATACTGGAATGGGTAAGAGTGCATCTTCATCTGTACCCATTACAAATTTAGATACTGTTCTTAATAATACTCCTTGTGTGAATAAAACACCCCCATCAAAATTTTTGATAGATGTTGTGTTGTTTAAATCAATTGGTGGTTGTTGGACTTGTTGTTGCATAATTACTTATTATTTAATATTTGTTGGATTAACGACATTATATTTATTTCCTTGTCGATTCGGAAATTTGATTTGTATTGATGTTCATTTATTAAAATAGCTACTGTACCTTCTTTATCTGGTGAATATTCTGATGAGCGTTCATACAATGCTCTAAATAATTCATCAAAATCGTCTACATTAGCATCTGCTATAATTTGACGTATATCATTGTAACAATCTACTTTATTAAATTTAGATCCTTCTGATAGAGCATTAATTACTTTATCTATATAATTAGACGATACTAATATTGATTTATCTAGTTTTAATGTATTATCTAACGTAGATAACTGTATAGTATTAATACATTTACGTAAATCAGGATAATATTGGTTAACTAAAGGTACTAAATCATTTATATCATGTTCAATTGATTCTTGTTGTAAGATCCAATTTAAATGTTTAGCAACATCTTTTTTAGTTGGAGGTATAATTTTAAGTACTTGACATCTTGATTGTAAAGGATCAATAATACGCTCTACAAAATTACAAGTCATTATAAACCTAGTAGTACGCGAAAACGTTTCAATGATATTACGGAGTGAAGCTTGTGCTTGGATAGTAAGAAAATCAGCCTCATCCAAAATGACAACCTTAAGTGGTTTAAACGAAGCCACACTTGCAAAGCCTTGTACCTTATCCCTAATAGTCTCAATCCCTCTTTCATCGGAGGCATTAATGTAAAGGTGGTCGCAATCAAGGTTTTTAATAATAATTTTTGCAAGGGTTGTTTTACCCGTTCCTGCTGGTCCATAAAATATTAAATTTTGAATATCATTCTGTTCTAAATACTTTGATATAGATTTTTTGATAGTCTCGTTTCCAACATAGTTCTCTAACTTACTTGGTCGATACTTTTCTACTAATAAACTATTGTCCAAACTCGCCATATATTGAATATTTCTTTTCTGGTTCTATAATTACTTCTTCTTCTGTAGTAGATATCGCGTATAATTCACTTTTTAAGGGAGCAAGTCGATATTCACCTCTAAATCCTGTTTTTACCATATAAGCTTCTAAACAATCAGTTAATGTCTTATGTAATGGACCATCTGGTTCATTAGCAACTAATCTCCACTTATCACCTGGTGGTACTCTACGAGCAATTAAAATCTTATGTTCTTTTATTATTTTTTCCATAATGTAAATATACGAAAAATAAATGGGGGAACCAAAAGCTCCCCCGTTTATTTACTTAGATTCTGCTACAGATGCTTTTTTATAATCTGTAATTACTCTTTTAATAGCTTGCGCTGCTTTTCTAGCTCGTCCTTGACTTGCTTTTGTAGTTCCTACGTGTTCTGCTGCTAAGGTATTAAAGTTTTCTTCAATTACCTCAAAAATTTCTTGTTTTGTCATTCTCTTTTTTATTTATTTATTAATTATTAATTTACATTCCCATACCCATCATTGGGTCCATTTGTTGTTGTTGTTTATCATCACTAAGTTCATTAACTACGGTACATTCTGTTAATAATACTGTACCTGCTACTGAAGCTGCGTTTTGTAATGCTGTTCTAGCTACTTTAGTTGGGTCAATAATACCCTCATCTTTCATATCAACTACTTTTTCAGTTTTGATATTATAACCATCCCATGTTTTGTTTTTAGTTGCTAATTTAGCTGATAATATTTCTGCTTGAGTATTATCGTATCCGGCATTTACTAAAATTTGTTTAAATGGTTGCATACATGCCTTTTTAACAATATTAGCACCTGTACTAGATGGTTTTATATCTGAAGAGGCATATAATAATGCTGCTCCACCTCCTGGTACTATTCCTTCTTCAATAGCTGCTTTTGTTGCATGTAATGCATCATCAACTCTATCTTTTTTCTCCCTCATTTCAGTTTCAGTGTTACCACCTACATGAATAATAGCTACTCCTCCTGTGAATTTCGCGAGCCTTTCTTGAAGTTTTTCGATTTCGAACGGCGTTGTTGCTTTATTGATTTGTTGCTGTAATTCTTCAATACGTGCTTCAATCTGTTCAATTCCTCCTTTTCCATCTACTATTGTTGTTTCTTCTTTTCCTATTGTTGCGGTTCTAGCTTCTCCAAACCATTCCCAAGAAAATTTGTCAAGCTTCATTCCTTTTTGTTTGTCAAATACTACTCCACCAGTAGTAACAGCAATATCTTCTAATACTAATTTACGTCTATCACCAAAATCTGGGGCTTTAACTGCACATACTTTCATTGTACCTCTCATTTTATTAACAATAAGAGTTGCTAGTGCTTCATTATCAATATCTTCAGCGATAATCAATAATGATTTCGCTTGTGCCGATACTGCTTCTAAAATAGGTAATAATTCTTTTACATGAGTAATTTTTTGATCTGCAATAAGAATTAGAGGGTTGTCTAATGTAGCAGTCATGGTATTATTGTTAGTAACAAAGTATGGTGATTTGTAACCTCTATCAAACTGCAACCCTTCAACAGTTTCTAAATAAGTTTCTCCAGTACGAGATTCTTCAATATGAACAACACCTTCTAATCCTACTTTTTCTATTGCGGTTGCAATTAATTTCCCAGTTTCAGGATCATTATTAGCAGAAATTGTGGCAATTTGTTCTAATTGTTCTTCACCTGAAATATCTTCTGATATGTTATTTCTAAGATTATCAACTATTTTTGCTACAGTTGAGTCAATATCTCTTTTAATTTGAACTGCATTTTCATTATTATTCAAGGCATTTAAACCTGCTTTTACCATTTCACGAGCTAATAAAGTAGAAGTTGTTGTTCCATCTCCTGCTTTTTCAGCTGTTTTAATAGCAGCTTGTTTTACTAATTGTACTCCTAATTCTTGTTCTGGGTCACTTAGTTCAATAGACTTTGCAACTGTTACCCCATCCTTAGTTGATTGAGGAAAACCGCCTGCATCACTTCCTATTACTACGTTTCTACCATTAGGTCCTAATGTTACTACTACAGAATCTGCTAGTACATTAATCCCCTTCATTAAATTTTCTCGGGATGTTCCACCCAGTGTAACTTGTTTACTCATTTTCTTCTTGTTCTTTTTTGTTAATTTTAGCTAAAATCTGATTTTCAGGTCCAACGTAATAATCTCCCCCGTCATAAGGTAACTTAGTAAAACCCATAGTAGGTAATA